TTGCTAGATCCGTCTAGTTCTATGATATGTCCAGCCGGAGTCTCGAACACCAGATTCTCTGGATAGCTCTGCTGTGGATCTGTAGCTAGTTCGTTCCACGTTTCACCAGTGATAGCTACGGGAACGTCTGTCAACGCTCTGTTTTGTTTGGACAGCGTAGGCTCTGGGATAGTCTCTGTGGATCGTGCAAGCCTGTTTACATCAGGTTCACCGAGATAGTCGTCTCTTGGAAACTCACCAGATGGATCGTTGAAGCCTAGTTTGACATCAGCAGCTTCTTCTGGTATCCCGGCGACTACTCCCATGATTACTGGATACTGACAATCTCTGCCGTCTCTGAAGAACCCTACGACGTGCGAGCCTGTCCTGAGTCCGTGAGGGCTTGCACCGATGCCTGAGACGGCAGCAGACGTAGTAGGGAGCATCACAGCAGACCACGGGAGATCAGCAGTAGGAATGTCTACCTTGCTGTCAGTGTGGAAACCAACGCAGCGTACACGAACGCGACCTGCTTGTTTAGGATCTTGGATATCTTCGATGACTCCGTGGAACCAGACGAATCCGTCTTCACCCATGAAGTAATCAGATGTTTTGGTTTCTGGGGTCAAGCTTGGGATTCCTGTATAGTAACGTTCTTAGTATCCGGAAACGGTTTCACCATCGAGTCTTTGCTCAGTTTCATGTATAGCTCGTAGTCTTCTGTGGTTATTCTGTGTCTGATGCTCGTGACAACGAAGTTACCAATAAGATACGGATCTCGGTCCTTACCCCCTCTTGAAGCCTCTGGAGACGGCATCTCAAGAAATACTACGTCTCCGACTCGCCTGCGTGAGTCACCGGGTACAACCACATTGACTGTGATAGCAGAAAACTGTCTCATCAGAGCATTATGAGGCAAACCCCAATCTCGTTCTCGTGACGTAGCTTGATCTTCGTATCGACCTGATTGTTCTGGTCTGACTTGAACATTCGAAAGAGTCTTCTCACTGAGAGTTTCGTTCTGTGCTGGAAGCATAGAGTGCTTCGCAGTATGAGTAGTCTTATCAAAATATTCAGAATACTTGTATTCTGTCTTCACGAGCTTCTTAGTGAGAGTATCGTAAGTAGTCAACGTTCCAGAGAAAGTACCGCTCTGGACCTGCTGAAGCCTGTTGAACATCTCTTCGTTGGTGTACGAACTGAGACGGTTGTACGAATTAGCCAGAGACTGCATCGTATCAAAAGTCTCGGTGTCAGAAGTAGCAGCAAGTCCGAACGAATAATCCCAGATTGCTTCTTTACCAGACAGCAAGTTAATAGGCTCGTATCTAAATCCATCCAGAGTTTCATAGAACACATACGACATATCTCGTTCGTTATACTTCGGACGGGATCTCTTCGCAATCCAGTTGATGGTCTTGATTGGGTTCCAATACGGAACCACAACCCGATCTTCATCCATCGTAGGCTCTGCGATAAGCTTTTTGGTGTTATCTGGTGTATCAAGATATTCGTCGTAGATTCTCTCTACGATCTCGTGGTGCTTTCCCGTGAATGATCGTGAGATCTTGGTTTCTCGGTGTACGAGTCTTTCAGGAGAACAGAACATCAGGGAGTACACCTGAACGTTGTCTTTAGGCAGCATCCGTGGTGAGACTCTGTAGACAGCAAATTTCTTCGTGATCGTATCCATTCCCGGAGTGTTCCAAGAGATCTCGACAAATTCACGACCGATGATCGGCAGGTGCCTGATTAGGTTCAGACCGTCAGACAGAATGATATCACCAGTCAAGAAATTATCGAACAAGTTTTCATAGATGTTGATTTCTTGAAAGATGTTGCCCACATCCACTTCAGCACCCGTGTATGAGATAATCTTCACTGATGAGATAGAAACATCGTTGGGTTTGCGGATTCGATCGGATTGTAGTGAATTATTGCTCATGGGTATTAGTTAAAGATTCTTGCGAGTTCCTCAATGACCTGATCGACGTATTCTGGTCTCAGAATCTTGATTTCTCGCCTTGCATCATTTAGGTTCTCTTCGTACTCGAAGTTAGTAACTACGTCTACTCCGACTGACTGCGAAGAAGCCACATATGACTCAAGCGGATATACGTCGCCTTCGACTTCGAGATCTGAGGGTGGAATCGGGCTTAGGACTACTCCGTTGGAATCTTCGAAGTGATGTGGAGCATATCGGTGTTCCGTCCGTCTCATAGCTGTCCCTGTGGAGCCGCTGGAGGCACCTGTAATCGTTTCCGTGCCGTCTAAGGCAAGAAGACTCACCCTAGCCTCAGTATCCACTACAAGTTCTCTTAAAGTGGGATTCCAAGACCGAACAACTGCCGAATAACCCGAGGTCCCTGTTACAGTCTCTCCGATCGTGAAAGCTCCACCCCATTCTCTGACAGTAAAGAATATTGAATATCCTGTGTATTCTCGTTCGACGTACTCTACTAGATTGTCCTGAGTGCGAGGCATGTCAACATAGGGGTTTACTACGTCGTTCATCAGCCAGAGAATCCAGTGGTAATCTGGGCGGTTGTACGCACGCTCGGCGGTGTTCCAGATCTTCTCACCGTCTTTCAGACGATATTTCACGAAGAGCCCACCATTGGATTTCACACCTTCGCGGATGCTGACTCGTTTCAGGATGTCAACGACAGCCATGCGATTAACACCATCGTAAAGATATTTACGGTTTGGGAATTGTCTGAAGTACGACACTGATTAGAACCCCTGTTCGACCAGACCACGGTTGAGAATACCGAGTTCTTGGAATGTGAGTGTGACTTGGATCTGAGTAGGAGCTTTACCCTTCTCTGGATCGGTATCATTGAAGAAAGACAACACACCCTGTGGTGTGTAGTTCACTGCGATATTGGTCAGAGCACAAGACAAGATTCTGTTAAGATAGAGGTTCTCTTGCATATCAGAGAAGTAGCTGATGTCAAACTCGCTAGGGAAGTTCAAGATTGAACCGTTTGAGCCCGGTGTGATTTCTGGGTGAGCGTGGAATTTAAAGGTGTTGATGATTTTATGGACTTCTTCTGTTTCTCTCTGAGATCTCGGAGCAAACGTGAAGCTGTACTCGAACGTTCGAGCACTAACAGAACGGAACAAGAACTCCATGTGTGGGTTCAAGACTGCTCGCGTGTAAGCCTGAATGTATGATTCTGTGTTTGCTTCAACACCGACAAGTCCGGCGATAGAGTCTAACGCTCCAGCAGTAAAACTAATACCACGGGCAGCACCGATAGCTGCGAACTGTTTCATCCAAGCATCAGTCTTCTGACCCTTGGCGACCAAGTTGAAGAAGTCCATCGTTCCCTTGACGGCAGTACCAGCGATTGTTAGATCTTCTTGTGAATATTCAGCACCGTAGGCTACAGACAGGTTTTCTGGCATATACAGAATCACGCTGTCTTTGAGTCTCTTGACTCTGCCATACAAAGAAGTATTCTGACGACTGATGAGTTTATCGGATCTAGTAGAGGCACCTTCGTATAGCCCATTACCAGAGAGACCGAGTGCTTGCATCCTTGGATTGTTCATTAGTATCTGACTTGCGTCATTGATTGCTTCAGGATCTGTTTTTTCGTCTTCCGGGATCTCTGATGTGTCCTGAAAAAAACTTTCGAGCTTGATACCGTTTGTCTCGTTGATGTTGAACATAATGAAGTGCCCACCATTGGATTCGGCATTAATCAAGTCCAAGGGGTACATCAGGTTGGCACCGTCGTTTATTTCACCGTTCACATCCGTGCTGTTGAGTCTACGGAAGAACGGATCTTTGGGTGGTGTGACACTCTCTGATGTGGGATCACCAGTAGCAATTTCAAAGTTTGAATATGTGAAAGGGATCAATGACATTTGTAAGCACACTCCTGCGGACTAGATATAGTATCTATGCGATCATATAAGGGAAAATTCAAACCAACTCGCCCTGAGAAGTACGTCGGGGATGTTGACAACATTGTTTACCGCTCCGGACTGGAGCGTAGGTTCATGTCATTCTGTGATAAGAACCCCAGTGTGTTACAATGGAACTCAGAAGAAGTGATCATACCTTATGTATCGCCAGTCGATAACAGACGACATAGGTACTTCCCAGATTTTTTGGTTCGAACCAAAAACAAAGAAGGTAATATCGTCGATACTCTTATAGAGGTCAAGCCGTTCACTCAATGTGGACCACCTAGCCCGAAGAATAAAGCCAAGCATCCAAGAAGATTCCTCCGTGAATGTAAGACGTGGGAGGTCAATCAGGCTAAGTGGATAGCGGCAAGAGCCTTCTGTGATAAGCACGACATGAAGTTTTCTCTGATTACCGAAAAACAATTAGGTCTGGGTGGGAAGTAGCGACTAGATACCTGTAGGAGATTTATGGCTCAAGATGACTTCGACATCTTTCAGATAGTATCTGACGCTGCATCTGCTGCTGGTAGACGCAAGCGGGGTGCTCTTGCACGTCGTTGGTACGGAAAGAATATTCGAGACATCTGGAAGGACAACCAACCAGATGATCGAAAGAATGTCATCGGTGACAACACCCTGTCAGCCCGTGGACACAAGTACGTCGGCAAGATGTATATGTACATCTACGATCCGAAGCATAAAGCTACTCTGCCCTACTATGACAAATTCCCCCTGATCTTCATCATCGATATTCAGAAAGATGGATTTCTTGGTCTTAATTTTCACTATCTCCCAATCAGGTTGCGTATCAAACTCCTAAAGAGACTGATGCGGATTTCAGGTGATAAGAACTTCGATGAAAACACGAAGATCATTATGACGTATAAGACACTGAAGCAGTTCTCAAAATTCAAGTTAGCAAAACCTTGTATTAAGAAGTACCTCTATAGTCGTGTTCGTAGTCGTCTGAAGCTGGTTACTGCTGCAAACTGGGAAATGGCTATATTCCTACCAACCGAACGCTTTGCTAAGGCAAGCAAGAAGCAGGTTTGGAACGAGAGTAGAAAGAAGATTAGGTAACATGAGTATCGTTGAAGCCAACGCACAACTGCAAGCAACGGGTTACTTACGCCCCACCAGATACAGTATTGTATTCGGTGGTCCCGTAGACCTGATCCCTGCTGAGGGTAATCGTCGTCTGAGTATCACATGTGCAGAGTGTGCTCTTCCGGGTCGTAGCATCGCAACCAACGATGTTCGGATTCATGGTCCGTCTTATCGGGTGCCTTACCTCAAGAGCTACATGAATGAACTGACTCTGACGTTTAGAGTCGGTGCTGATCTCTACGAGAAGAAACTGTTTGAAGCATGGGTTGATAAGATCTGTGATCCTAAAACACACGATTTTGGTTACTACCAAGATTACGCACAATCTCTTGAGATTCGTCAGCTTGCAAACGGATTGAACGTGACCCCAGAGGGTCAGTCATCTGCAAGAAGTCTTATTCGTTCTGTTGCTGACAGAATCACCGGAGATGTTCTCACAAACTTTGGATTGAACCCAGCAAACAACAAACCAATCATCCGTATTGGTGACGAGAAGCCAATCTACATTGTTCGTGTCAAAGAACTCTATCCTATCTCTATTCAGGATATGCCAGTCGGACACGGGATGACGGATCAGATCCATAAAGTTTCTGTGACATTCGCATTCAAAGATTATGAAGCTCTTCCAGCTACCAACAACCAAGACATCGGAAATCTCAGTGTCTTGAATCAAAACGCAGCAAACGATGCTCTCGTTCAATCGGAACGTCGTGCAGTCAACGGTCGCATCATCGATGTGATCCAAAGAGGATCAAGTGTGTACGGGGTTGCACGCAGAACTCAGTCTACTAATTCGCCCCGTGGAAACATTTTGTCATTCTGATTGACCGAACCTAAGAAGGAATACACCCATGCCACTACCAACAGTAAACGCCAACAAAGTCTACGAACTCGATCTCCCATCCACGGGAGAGAAAATTCAATACCGTCCTTACTACGTCAAGGAAGAGAAGCTACTTCTACAGGCAGCAGAAGAGAAGAGTCAGGTTACGATTAGCCAAACTCTCCTGAGTATGGTCAACAACTGTATTCTCACTGAGAACTTCGATCATGAAAAATTAACCTCGTTTGATGTTGAATATATTTTCCTGAAGCTCCGTTGTGTCTCTACGGGTGAAACCGCTGAACTATCGATCAAGTGTAGCAACGAAGAATGTGAGACTCCTAACCCCGTGACCATCGATCTGTCTGAGATTGAGATCACTCATCACGACGAACATACTCAACTCGTCAAGATCACAGACACTATCGGTGTTAAGATGAGATACCCAAATATCAGTGATATGGGTAGATTGGCAGAAGAAGCAGAAGAAAGCTACAGCAGTTTGTTCTTCAGCATCGTAGCTCTAAGCGTTGAAACTGTATACGAGAACGATAACGCATTCAATGATTTCACACCAGAAGAACTAAACGATTTCATCGACAGTCTGACACAGAATCAATTCACAAAACTGTCTCAGTTTATTGAGACCATGCCAGCACTGAAAAAATCTATTGACTTCAAGTGTTCAGCTTGTAAGAAAGATAACACATACGAGTTTGAGGGCTTGAGCGATTTTTTTACATTGGGTTGAGTCACGATTCTGTGATTCACCACATGAAGACGGATTTCGGAATGAAGAAGCAAGGATACAGCC